GAGACCAAGACGCATTGATGGCTGAGATCAAGGATATTGGTCTTGAAGAGCTTGAGACAATGATCTCCGACGACCGCATGTTGGATAACCTGCGTATCGCGTTCGACCCGGAAGGCATGATGAGCACCGAGAATTTGGTCGACGATCTCGACGAGGCGGTTAATGAGTTTGCCGAAGAGACGGACGATCTGATGGATGAAGTTGACGCCAAGGACGTGTCACTCAAGCAAATTCTTGGCGCCAGTGCTGTCAAACCTCGCATCGCCCGCCGTCTAAACATCTTCACAGCCATGTTGGAGGGTCGTCACGGTAAGGGAAATCAGATCGAGAACCTTCTGGCGCATGTCGAGGAGGAGATTGCCAATGGCTGATGAAAACATCATCAAGCTCTACCCCGATGAACACGACGCTCGCGACCTAATGAGTACGGGGCGCAAATTCGCAGAAAGCCCTGCCGATCAGGCCTCGAAAGCCTGCGTGATGGCTCTTCAGGAATATCTGATGAGTGAGAGCACGAATTTGCAGGGCCTTTTGATCATCGCAATGGATAAAGATGCAGATCAATCGATCAACATCTTCACCCCATCATCCTACGAGACACGCGGCGCACTTGCGGCAACGCTTGGCTATCTGGAGATGGCAAAAGACATCATCAAAGACGAAGCTGAAGCTCACTTGATGACCGAAATCTCCGAAGACGATCTCTAAACAGGCACTCGCGTCCTTCCTCTGAAGGACCAAAGAGTGAGTATCACCAAACATATCATCAACGCCCGCTTTCCGACGCGCGTTGAGAAGACCGAAAGGGTCATCGAAGTTGCCGAGAGTTTCGGCATCGGCCTCTCCGACAGTGAATTCATCATCTATGACAACCTCGAAATCGAGGTGAAACAGGGTGAACGCATCTACATCACGGGCCAATCTGGCTCTGGTAAGTCGCTTCTTCTGAAAGAACTGGCCGCCGATCTTGCGCGACAGGGTAAGAAGGTCGCCAATCTCGAAACGATCGAGTTGGAAGACAAGCCCATCATCGATCAGATCGGAACGACCATGAGCCGAGCAACTGCCTTATTGGCCCGGGCTGGCATTTCTGACGCCTATCTCTATGTGCGCAAGCCGTCCGAGCTCTCCGACGGTCAGCGCTACCGCGTGCGTCTAGCAAAAGTGCTGGAGTCAGGCGCTGATGTCTGGGTGACTGACGAGTTTGGCGCCGTGCTTGATCGGGTGACAGCGAAAGCTGTGGCGACGGGGATTGCGAAATCCTCGATTGCCGAAAACGCAACCCTGATCGTCGCGACCACACATCTCGATCTGCGCTCTGAGCTTGGCGCCACGATGACGGTCAATAAGCGCTATTCCGATCGTATTCATATCGATCTGGACGGGGAAGCAAAGCCGGAGTTCAGCGCATGATGGTCTGGATTTCCCTGTTTCTGAACGACGCGCTGCCCAAGTATCTCCCGTGGGGTCTCTGGTTAGCCCTAGACAAGCCCACAGACGCCCGTGGGCTGCGTCCAGACGATTATATGTATCTACCCGCCCGACAGCGACATATGTCACTCCTGGGCAATCTCATGAAGCGAAATGAGGTTCATTCATGACTGACATTAACGCGCCTTCAAAGACGATGATTAAGGTCAAATTCAGATGGTGGAGGCTTTGGGCAATAAAGACCTTCAAGGTTTTAATCCCAACGCTTGCGGCTTTGAGGATTATTCGCCCAGAAGATGATCATGAAATCGCGCAGAAACTGGCGTCCTTTTTGAAGAAGGATATGAAGTTGGAGATTTTGTCATGACTGAGCTTTATCCAACCGAGATTGAACTCACCCCCGACGCACGTCCGTATTTCGACCCATTGGCGGAGATGTATGTGGAGCGCGGGACAAAGAAGGATTGGGACTTGCTGCATCATCTGCATTACAAGTCTGATCACGACCCGATTGGCGCCCGCTACTACCGCCTGGTTCTGCATGACGAGACCATTGGTGTCGCATGTATCACTCAGCCGCGGCCTTTGCTGAAGGAGCGACACCAGGTCTGGAAAGAGCTAAGGCCTGGTAATGACACAAAGGCGTCGAACAAGTTTCGGTACAAGTGGGTCAATAACAACATCGTCATCATCGGGCGGATTGTTCTGGATACGCTCTACCGCGGTGTTGGGGCGAGCTATCGGTTTCAGAACATTGTGGCGCGGATGTCGGGCATGCGGATTGTTGAGATCCAGTCCTCGATGTCCAAGTACAACCCCTTTGCGCAGAAGGCGGGGTTCGAGTTCGTCAAACCAATGCGCTCGAACAAGTTCGATGTCGGCATGAAGTTCTTTCGCGCCAACTTCGACACGCACCCGGCTGATCTGGATGGTCTTCTGAAGGAAATCGAAAGCCTGCCGGCCGCTGCGCAAAAGCCGACGATCGACAAGATCAAGCACTTCTACTACGCGCATTCCGCCAATGAGAAGACGGGTGACGCCCGTGACATTGGTAAAGAGCGAGTGGCGCGTATGCCCACAGCCTTGGTGCTCAAGCAGCTTCAGCAGCTGGTGCTCTCTTCGCCGCTTTCAGGCGTCTACATCAACCCGGACTATGGGCGCGAGCTTCCCGCTCGTATTCCGCTCACGGCCTTTGACAATCAGAAAACAACGGAGCCTTTGAATGTCTCTTTCTGAACAACCTTATCGACTGACACATAAACAGCGCCTGGTGATGGAGCTGATCTACAGCGGCGACCCGCGCACCAAGGAGCCCGAGTTGGATATTGACCAACTTATGGAAGAGGTGGAGGCGCGTGGAACCCCCGCGACCAAGCAGGCAATGCAGTCTACGCTCCGCATTCTCATCTCCCGCGACCTTGTCTCCAAGCGACCCAAGTCTTTGCGCAGGGGTCGTTGGCGCCCGACCTATATGCTCAAGGAGCGAGGTCGTAAGCTTCTGTTTGGAGGTATTGTGATGGAAGGAGAGCCGCCCGCGTTAGATTGATTCGCGATCCGCGATGTGTCTGTCTCGGCTGTCAAGAAGGAGGGGTGCGGTATAAGGTCGCAGGGGGAACTAGATCTATATGTTTCCCACTTCCTATTTCACTCTTCTTCTAACTACTCGTGATACTCGTAGAGTTTAATAAGAAGTATATTAAGTGTCAATGTATAAATAAAGATCGAGGCGATACCTTATGACACACCACTCCTACTTGACTGGAAAGTCGCGGGGTGCATTGGCAGCGAATCAACATAAGTCACGGGTGACTTGTAAATATGCAACACTTAACGTATAATCCTTGTATATCCGCAACCATAGGTCGCGGGTGCCTGTTAGTGAACGTCTCCTACTTGGCTTACCCCTTCGCGGGGTAAGCCCTTTTCAACAAGCGACGGTATATGTCCTCCGAAGAAGACTCCTCAAAACTCAAGCGATTGACCGATGCGGAATGGGCTCAGGTGAAAACCATCTGGGAACTCGGCACCATGTCGTTGCAAGAAATCGCGGACAAGTACGGGGTGGCTCGGCAGACTTTGTGGCGCAGGCTGAAGGATGCGGGGATCGAGCGCGGCTCACGCGCCCACGAATCCGCGCAGCCCATTGAAGACGAAGCTGCGCGGATTGCACAGATCACAGCCAAGCGCGTCACGGAGACCCGCGAAAGTCATTACTCCTTTGCCGAAGCTCTTTCCAAGATGGTTATGGATGCCGTGCTCAGGGCGCGCAAGGAGGGGCGGGCGATCTCTTCGGCCGATCCAGATCTTGCCGCGCTCAATAAGGCCATCAAGGGTCTCGAAGTTCTGCGCAAGGAGCGTTACGCCATTCTCGGCCTGGATCGTGAAGACGGTGATCCAAACGAAGAGCCTGAACTGCTGATCTCTGAAATGACGCCTGAGATGATCCAGAGCGTTCAGGATCAGTTGTCCAGAACAGCCGACAACATGGCGGATATCGATGACCTTCTCAACGATATTGAGATCATCGAGGAGTCCGACGAGGACGGTGATCAGTGATTTCCGCACCCGTCGCAATGATCAAGGGTCCGCTTGGGGGTAGACCAAATTGGCTCTATCTACACCCTGCGCAGATGGAGGTGTGGAAGCACCCCGCGCGTTTCAAAACCATTGTGGCTGGTCGACGCTGGGGGAAGACGCGCTTCTCCATGGTTTGGATGATCACCAAGGCCAAAAAGCGCAAGCAGTTGATCTGGTACATTGCACCATCTTACCAGATGGCGAAGCAGATCATGTGGCAGGAGCTTCAGGATACAATCCCGCGCCGCTGGGTGAAGCGTGTCAACGAGACCTCCATGACAGTCTGGCTGCGAAATGGCTCGATCATCTCGCTCAAGGGTGCGGATAAGCCCGACAGTCTCCGAGGCGTTGGTCTGCATGCCGTCGTCATGGACGAGTTTCAGGACATGCGCGAGGAGACCTGGGCCACGGTTATTCAGCCGACGCTCGCCTCAACACAAGGCGATGCCCTCTTCATTGGGTGCGTTAATGGGAAAACCAAGGTTCTCCCGCGCGAGGGCTTCCGCAGCATTGAGAGCTTCTCGAAAGGGTCTGAGGCCAAGACGCTCGACCCTATGCGAAAGGACTTCTACGGGCTTGATAAGATATTCCACGAAGCTGATGGTTTCTGGAACAACGGCACAGTGCCAACACGCAAAATCAGGACAAAATGGGGGTTTGAGTTAGAGGCTTCACATCCGCACCCGATTTGGGTGATGGGCAAGGACGGTCGTCCTTTCTGGAAGAAAACAATCGAACTACGTGCGGGGGATCGAATAGCAATTGCTCGGGGTATGGAAGTTTGGGGTAATCAAGATCCTACCGAGGGCTTCTCAGAGCGCGTGCTGAAGTGGCGCAGGAAGTTTCAGGGGGTCAGGGGGCCAACCCCCACAACCTTACCCTACACGACGATGTCAGACGATTTAGCGTACTTTCTTGGGCTTTGGGTCGCAGAGGGGTCGGTTGAAGAAAATGTTGGTCGTATCACGATCACCTGCGGCGACCCATCTATTGGTGATTTCCTGACTTCCGGCCGTGTTCTTGGTCTCAAATTCAAGCCTGTTTCAGGACGCAGCGATCAGTGGCGCGTGAACAGCTATGAACTCGTGGAGTTTATGCGCCATCTTGACATGCCGCTTTGTAAAGCGCCGTTCAAGAAGCTGCCGTCCTGGATCACAAATGGGCGACGTGAGTGGGCGTGCGCCTTTATCGCTGGCATGTGGGATGGTGATGGTCACGTTCTAGCAAACGGAGACGTTCGTGTCGGCTATTCCAGTGCTTCCAAAGAGCTCGCGTCCGATCTTCAACTACTGATGACCAATCTTGGGATCATCGGAAAAGTTACGACACATCAGCAACCTGCGACGGCGCGCGCGAAAGCTTCGGTGCAGTATCGTTACACTTTGCAGGGTCAGAATGTGTCTCTGTTTCGAGATGCCGTGAAACTGCGCATCGCTCGAAAGCAAAAGGCCCTAGAGTCGATGAATGCACCCGACTGGTCGCGACGCGATGGTGTTCCCAATCAATCTGAGCTGTTGCGCACAGTGCGCAACTCATTGCGTCGCAGATTCCGAGATAAAAAGTGCCACAAGAACGTATTCGCAGGCGCCCTAAATCATGATCAGGACATCAGCTATCGCAGTCTGGAGATGTTCGTGTGCACCCATGAGGACAGTGCTGCGCCGGAGCTTGGCGATCTACGCAAGAACCTTGAAGATCATTATTACTGGGACGAGATCGTCTCTTTGGAGGAAAGTGAGGCAGAAACCTTCGACTTCACCATCCCCGATACGCACTCGTTCTGGTCGAACGGCTTCATAAGTCACAACACGCCAAAATCATTCAATCACCTTTACAAGCTCTACATGCAGGGTCAGTCCGAGGAGCACTCGGATTGGGCCTCTTGGCAGTTCAAGACGGCAACATCGCCCTTCATTCCGCCGCAGGAAATTGAACGCGCAAGACAGACCATGAATGAGAAAGAATTCCGCCAGGAGTTTGAAGCCTCGTTCGAAACAATGTCCAACCGTGTCTATCATGCCTTTGACCGCAAGGTGCATGTGGGCCGGGTCAAGATGGACCCACGTCGGGACATTCTGGTGGGGATGGACTTCAACGTCGATCCGATGTCTGCGGTGTTCTTTCAAGTCATCGACGGACAGGTTCGGGTGTTTGGCGAAAGCGTCATCAACAATTCGTCCACGATGGAAATGACAGATGAGCTTGAGAGACTGTTCTGGAGACACAAGTCGCGCGTCGTGATATACCCTGACCCTGCGGGCGCTCAGCGCTCTACAGCAGCGTCTGCGGGGCAGAGTGACTTCGCCATTCTACGCTCCCAAGGGTTCAAGCGTCTCAAGTATCGCAGAAAGCACCCACCACGTCGGGATCGTATCAATTCCATGAACCGGATCATGCGATCTGGGGATGGCACGTCGCGTCTGTTGATCGACAGCTCCTGCAAGAAGCTGATCGAGTCGCTGGAGCAGACGCAGTACAAACCAGGCACATCCGAGGTGGATAAGCGCATGCACCTCGAACACGCGACAGACGCACTCGGCTACGGTGTGGAGCTCGAATTCCCGGTGCGGGATATTCAAATTCTCGGGGCGTCTATCTAGGCTTTGAATTAAGTCATGAATGAGTTATTCTAGGGGCAGAGGTGAATATGGCTGACGAAAATAAGGGTGCAGTGATGCCAACGGCGATGTTTGATCGCCGTCATCAGGATTACGCGGAGAAAGTTGCGCATTGGAACTTTCTCGAACAAACCTATTTCGGCGGTCGAAAGTGGTTTGAGACCAATATCCACAAATACTTCCGCGAAGGTGACAAGGAGTTTGATGATCGGCGCAATCGGGCCTATCGCTTCAATCACACGCGCGAGATTGTCGATCTTGTCACCAAGTACGTGTTCAAGGCGTCTCCGTTTCGCAAGATGGATGATGCTCCTGCGCCTGTTGAGGATTTCTGGAAGAGCGCAACACGGGGTGGTTTGGATATTGACGCCTTGATGCGTCAAGTCTCTCAGATGACCAGTATCTACGGCCAGCCCTATATCGTGGTCGACAACACATTGCGGTTGGATCAGCCCGGCCCGATTTCCGTGGCCGACATGAAGAAGGCCGGTTCCAAGGTCTACGCTTACTGCGTTGCGCCACAAGATGCCATCGACATGAGCTTTGACGAGTTTGGCATTCTGAACTGGATTCTCTTCAAGGAAAGCACCGTCTCCAAAGACAGCTTCTTTGAGAACCATGTCGGCAAGGTAAAGTATCGTCTCTGGACGCGTGATGCGTGGTTCTTGTTTGAGTCTCGCGAAGCGCGTCATAAGGACTTCAAGAAGATCACTCCAACAGGTGCGACAGACGGCGTTCCTGTTTTCCGCGCATCCTCTCAACAGACAAAAACAGCCAATGAGACCGTGGTCGAGCTGATCGACAGCGGGGAGCACGGGCTTGGTCGTGTGCCTGTCATTGTCCCGCGTGAGCGTCATTCGGAAAGCAAGTACAGCGCCCCCGGCATGATCGATGACATTGCCTATCTGGATAGGGCTGTTGCAAACTACCTGTCGAACCTTGACGCCATTATCCAAGATCAGACCTTCTCCACATTGGTCATCCCAGCCCAAGCGCTCAATACGCTGGAGCATGGTGAGACGACGATGGATAAGGTCATCGAGCTTGGGACCAAACGTGTCTTCGCTTACGACGCTGAAGGCGGGAAGGGGCCTGAGTACATTTCTCCTGACCCAAGTCAGGTTGAGGTCATTCTTTCCGTCATCACCAAGATCATCACCGAGATCTATCACTCTGTCGGCATGGCGGGTGAACGCACAAAGATGGATAGCGGCGCAGGGATCGACAACAGTTCTGGCGTCGCCAAGGCCTATGACTTTGATCGCATGAACACCATGCTCAAAGCCAAGGCCGACACGTTGCAATATGTCGAGAACGAGTTGTGCAATCTGGTTCTTCTTTGGCACGGCGAAGCGCTGCCTAAAGAGTCGATGGTCAAATACGCCGACGAATTCGACGTGCGCAACCTCTATGATGAGTTTGACGTTGCCAACCGCCTATCTCTTCTGGATGCGCCTGACGAAGTGCGCCGCCATCAGATGATCCAGCTGGTTGAAAAGCTCTTCCCCAACATCGGCAGTGATCTGAAAGAGAAGATCGCCAAGCAGGTGAAGGAAGATTGGCCGCCCGAAGAGGCCATTTCACTGCGGGCGCCGTCCCGTCTTCAAGACCGAACTGTTGAGCCTCAGAACAATCGTCAGGGGCAAGACAACGGACAACAAAACCCAGAACAGAATTGAGGGGAACTCTATGAATCTGCGACTGAATCAGCCTTCTGATCCGTATGACACAGCCGCGTGGATGGCATTCTACGCGCAAAACCCAGGCTTTCGACGCTCTGTTGGCGCAGAGGGTGTGAACGACGACCCAGCGGACCCGCCGGCCGATCCACCCGCTGACACACCGCCCGCTGACACACCGCCCGCGGACCCGCCCGCCGATCCGCCGAAGAAAGATGACCCGCCCGCCGATCCGCCGAAGAAGGATGGGATGACTGACAAAGAGGCTGAGCTTCTGCGTGAGAGTATGAAGCGCAAGGCTGAATTGCAGGAGCTCAAGAAGAAGTACGAAGGCATCGACCCGGACAAGTATCGCGAATTCCAAGAGCAACAGACAAAAGCTCAACGGGAAGCTGAAGAGGCTGAGCGCAAGAAGCTCGAAGCTGAAGGCAAGTTTGACGAAGTGAAGCGTCAGATGAATGAAGCGCACGAGACAAGGGTCAATGAACTGAGCCAAACGCTTCAGTCCAAAGACGCTGAAATCGAGGCGCTACGTGGACAGATCTCCGAACTGACCATTGGCAGCGGGTTTGAAAGCTCGAACTTCCTGAAAGAGAACACTGTACTGCCGCCGTCAAAGGCGCGTGCTCTTTATGGCGCACATTTCGAGATCGAAGATGGAAAGCCCGTGGCTTACGACAAACCACGCGGAGCGCAAGGTCGCGCACCTCTGGTGGATGGCCGTGGCGATCCTTTGGGTTTTGAGGCTGCGATTGAAAAGATCGTCAAGTCCGACAGCGATTGGGAAAGCCTTGCGCGAGCCAAGATCAAGCCCGGCTCTGACAGCCGCCCTGGTGACGGCGCACGTCAGCAGAAGTCCGACAAGCCGATGACAAGTCAGGAGAAGATCCTGTCTGGTTTGGGTGATCTGATGTCTCAAAAGGGCAACGATATGCCGACGCTCTAACGCCCCCTCTTGGAGCGTTTTGGCATAGAGGCTCGTGGTGAAAACTACGGGCCTCTTTTTGTGCTTGGAAAGACTGTGACATTTGTGCTACAATAAGTCATTGCTGACTGAACAAGAGAGCGGACAGTCGGCCGTTTTATTCGTGCGCGCAAGAGAACGTCGCCGCGATTGATCCACCGAAAACCCATTCTCTTGGAGTGCTAAAATGCCCCTTCTGCGTACAGAAGCTGAAAAACTCAGCAACAACAAGCTGGTCGCAGGCATCGTCGAGGAAATCATCGACCGCGATGCCATGTTTGCCATGCTTCCCTTCCAGGGCCTCAACAACAAGGCGCTGGTTTACAACCGTGAAAACACAATCTCCGAAGGCGACTTCTACGATCCGAATGAGACGATCGCTGAAGAAGCAGCAACCTTCACCGAGCACACCGCGAAACTGCGTATCCTCGCAGGCGATGTGGACGTTGACAAGTTCCTGGCTGAAACCATGGGCGACACCAACGATCAGGTGGCGATCCAGCTGCAACAGAAAGCCAAAGGTCTTGCCCGCAAGTTCCGCGCACAGCTCGCCAACGGCGACTCCGCTGCGAACGTAAAGGCATTCGACGGTCTTCCGGCCCTGGTCGCGAACGACATGACTATCACAGCTGGCGCGAACGGTGCTGCCGTGACACTGGAAATGCTCGACGAGCTCCGTGACATGGTGAAGTACGGTATCGACGCTTACGTTATGCGCCCCGGCACATGGCGTGCAATCCGCACCGCGCTTCGCGCAATGGGCGGCACCACTCCTGTCTCCATCGAGATGGAAAACTTCGGCTACCCGATCCCTGCGTTCGACGGTATCCCGGTTGTCATCAACGAGTTCCTCGCTGGCGACGAAGTTCAGGGTACGGAAAACGCATCCTGCTCCATCTACGGCGTTCGCATGAACGAAGTTGACGGTCTGCACGGCATCTACGGTGGTTCCGAAGCGGGTATCCGCGTCGAGCCTGTCGGCACCGTTCAGAACAAAGACAGCTGGCGCTTCCGCATGAAGTGGTACTGCGGTACTGTTCTGAAGTCCTCGAAGTCGCTCGCGCGTCTCAAGGGTGTGACCAACATCTAATCGTGACAATCAATCACGAATGACTTACCATAAGGGGGTGGCTTTAGGGCCGCCCCCTATTCGCATCAATGAGGTAATACATGAAGAAGGTTAAACTGACCGGACGCGGGATGAGCGGCTATACTGCATATCTCGGCACGGTGAAGTTCATTAACGGCGTTTCTGAAGACGCCGTGTCACAAGCAGAAATCAATCGCCTTGGCGCCCTGACGTCCATCGAAGTCTTTGATGACGAGACAGGTGTATCGGAACAGGGCGGTGTCGGCGCAGATGCTGTCAAGAACCGCAAAGTAGGCGCTCCGATGAACCAGCATTGGGAGCGCGGCGAGGCGGGGCCTGTGAAAGAAGAGGTCAACCCTGCTCCTGTTAAACTTGAACCTGAAGTCCCTCAAAAGACGGATGCGGAGACTGAAGCGGAGAAAGAGCTTGAGGCCTTGACAGCGCCGACGCCAGATCTTGAAGACGTCCAAGAGCCGCGTGCTGTCTATACGCGCGAAGAGCTTGAGAAGATTGCCGATGACAAAGGTATCGCAGGTCTTCGGGAAATTGCCGACCCAATGGGTGTGAAGGACAATTCCATCATGGGTCTCATTAAGGAAATCATTCAGGCTCAAGAGGCTCAGTAATGTCCACAAGCTACACTGCCGGAAGTGAGATCAAGATCACATTGCCACTCACGGATGAGGACGGCAACCAGATCGATGCAGTCTCCTATTCATACACGCTCTACAACGAGGCGGGCGCAAGCGTCGAGGCAAATTCAGGCGCGGTGCCGGCGGGGATGTATGATCTTGAACTGATCATTCCGGCAGGTAGCAACACGGTTGCAGCGGGCGAGCGTTACGGTGCTCGTCAGCTTGTCTGCATCGTGACGGATGATGATGGCGACACGCATCAGATCATCCACACCTATATTCTTCGAGCGCATGTCTTTCTGAGTGTTCCATCCGAGAGCGCCCAGACCTTGATGCAGTCCATGATCCTGACAAAGAGCATGTCGCAAGCTGTGCTGGAGAACTGGAACTACGCCGACGAAGAAGAGCGCGAAGCTGCGTTGATCGAAGCTTGGTCGCGTCTTTACAAGATTAGATACAATCCGTGGCTGCCGACAGACACCCCGCCTGATGATCTCTACGAGCTTCAGCAGACGGGTAAGCTCATTCTCAACCAAGTGACAGTGGATCAATGGAACGCCCTGCCTGATCACTTTCGCCTCGCCCTGCGTCGTGCGCAGATTGTGGAGGCGGGCGTGCTTCTTGGCGGCGATCCAGTTTTCGAGCGTCGTATGGATGGTCTTCTGTCGAAGACAGTTGGCGAAAGCTCTGAAATGTTCCGAAGCGCCGCGCCGATCAAGTCTGTCATCTCTCCAAAGGCACGCCGGGAGATTGGTCAGTACATCGACACCAGCTATCGAATTGGCCGCGCATGATTCATCCCTTCGATAAGATCGAGGA